CCAGATAATCTGTTTTTGGTATTGGTATCGGATATGTGTTTGTCAGCAGACTATAATCAGCTTGAATCACCCCAAAGTCAAGGATCAATGATGATGTATTGTTTTCTATAATACGTTGTTGTAATACTTTTCCTAACTTGTTTATTCCGGGATTCCCCGATGAATTCATATTTTCTCCTCCTTGCTTATCAACTCACTGGTTCCAGTTCCATACTCATAGTTTTATTCGCTGCATCATGCCTGACAGACTTAATAATATAATAGCCATTTAAGCTACCAGCCTTAACATGTATTTTATCTCCTTTGCGGAGAATTGGAACATCCGGACTTTCTAAAGCAATAGTTCTGACCGGCTTTCCTTGCTTATCAAGTATATCCTGTGCTGCTTTTTTTGCTGTTGCCAAAGAATCATCCTGAGCCCTATTTTGTATTTTTTGCCTAATTCCGTATTTGGTCAATCCATTTAAAACGGCTTCTACTGGTTGACGTCCTGCTTTGTTTTCTTTTCCTACAATTTTTACCCTGGTAACAAGGTCCGCTATACTAGTTTTGTCCCTGGCCAAAGTTGCATTTGTATCTTCATCGAAATGATATACTGTTGTGTTGCTGCCTTTCGGGATGATACTCACTTTACCTTTTGAAGCCCTTATAATGCATTTAGACCCTCCTTTTTTAGCAGCATCATCCAAAAGTTGAAGCAGAATATCACTTAGATTTTCATTTTTGAACAATGTTTTTGCATGTTTTACATCCGGCCCATTATATTTCTCTACCGGTATACCCCAATCTTTAAAAATCGCCGTAATTGCCGTTTTAGTCCCTGTACCAGCTGAATAATACCGGTTATCCTGGCTTTGTTGCAAATTAAAAAGCTCGTCATACGCAATTATATCAAGAACTGATGAACTCTCATTGTAAGTTGATTCCCAATCTACTATTGTTCCTCTTGCCACTTCTTCACTTTTAGTCCCCAAATCGGCAATTATAGTTACAAGGCATCCCAGTTGTGCAAAATCCGAAATAAATTTTCCGTTATATTTTGCATTTTTAACCGTAAAACCTATGCGCGAGGCTAATTCTGTATCTCCTTCTTCCCATCCGATATTCTCTGATATACTTGTTATGTCAAGCTGTTTTCCGGAAGCCATAGTAAGAATAAGTTTATATTTTAGCTTACTGATATCTATCAACTCTTCACCTCCTAATCCTAACTCGGAAGAGTCAAAACCTGACCAGAATAAATCAAAGACGGATTCTTTATTTTGTCCTTATTTAAATTATAAATTTCTGTATATCGATTACCTTTTCCAAGTCGGCTCTGTGCAATTTTCCATAGGCTATCCCCACTCTTCACTGTGTAAGTTTTTGCTGCAGCTTTCGCTGCCGGAGGACGTGCCGCAGTCTTTGAATTAGTTTTGGATTTTAGCTCATCCATAGAATAGACTATTAGGTCCTTTGCAACCGTAAACGATATGCTATATTCAATATCACCATTTCCGCCTTTGTATTCCGCCGTATAATTATCGAGACGGACATCATGATTTATCGTTGTTTCGGTGAACATGAGTTTCAATTTTGTACCATTCTCCCTCCAAATACTCCATATACTCTGGATTTCCTTTGGATCACGCCAATACCATGACTTCACAAGGCTAGCATCTCTACGACTTTTACCCGGAAGAATTCCGCTCCAACTGAAATTTGTTAAGCTTGCACCCTTTGGAATCTTTACTTCCCCGAGATTGATGATATCGTATGTTTGAAATTTGGCTTCAGCTTTACATGTCACGCTTTCAGGAAGCATAGAAAATGCAAGCTGGGTTCCGGTTTCAATTTCAGTTATATAGAGATCCATTACGCTTACGCTCCTCCTTTCATCGGCATATTCTTAAAAATGCAGGTAAGTCTTTCTCCAAGCTCGTCTCCGATATCATCCGTCATATCTCGGATATGTGATTTTAGTATAGATACAATTTTATTTTCATCAGTACTACCCTCAATAGTGAAGTTAGGGTTTGCGCTTATTTCTATTTTGACTGTTGTGCCTGATGTATTTTGTCCCATCGATATTGGCACTGCTATCGGCATGTCTTTTAGTTCAGACTCACTTGATACAACATTTGACTGATCTGACTGAGCTTGTATCCCTAACATCTTCCCGGTTTGTTGCCATAAATCTATTCCTCTGCTTCTCTTGCTTGGACTTAAGGGTGTAATACTTTCGGGGCCATCTTCGGCCACAATACCCATATGCGGTTTGGTCATAATTCCACCATAGGCATGTTTAGCCACATTAGTCTTTTCCTTCGTTCCGGTATCCTTAGAACCTTTACCGTCCATTTTCACAAGATCCGCAAACCACGTTTTTGCTTCTCTCCATTTTCTACGTATTGCACCGGCTGCATTTGAAGCTCCGCTTTTTACTGGTTCCCATACGGACTTATCAAACCAACCGCTAAAGCCTTCCCATGCATTAGAAATTGTTGTTTTAGCATTATTTATGTGAGAACTTATACGGCTTCCTGCACTTGAAGCTCCACTCTTGAGCGGTTGCCATACAGTTTCGCCGAACCATCCAGAAACATTTGACCATGAATTGGTCGCAGATCCCTTTGCCGCTGTAAATTTATCTCCTATCCATGAACCTGCTGTTTGTGCTGAACTTTTCACTGGTTCCCATACTGAACTATCAAACCGGCTGCTTAGGCTGCCCCATTTTTCACTTATCCAACTACCTGTATTTGAGGCTCCATTCTTGATTGATTCCCATGTATCTCCCGCTTTTTGTTTTGCATCTTCCAAAAATTTTGTTATTCCTCCGTCTTTATCGGTTGCGTCAGACAGTGTCTTTCCTACTTTACTGCCTTTAAAAAGCGCACCTGCTCCGCCTATACCTGCTCCTATTGTGGTACCAAGACCAGGCATTATCGCAGTACCTATTAACGCGCCTGTTCCAACCATGCCAAGTTTGGTACCGCCACTCCAATATCTATCCTTAGCCTCTTTTGCATCTGTGCTTTTAGAGCCTTTATATATATCTTTTATCCCCGAGCCTATACCCAAAAGGCCAAGTATCCCTCCGAGTATGCCAGATGCTCCCGCTGCAGCAGCTCCTCCGGCCGTAGTAGCTCCACTGCCAAGTGCCACACCTGCTTTAGCGAGACCTGTTGTTACAGCTCCATCGGATGCGGCATATGTGCCATTCCCCAATTTAACTGTATTAATCGCTTTACCGGCGGCTCCTCTTCCAGCTCCTAATGTCGGACTTCCAGATGGCAATGCTGTTGGTGTACCTGAAGTTCCACCTGTGGGGAATCCTCCTCCTGACGATATTGTTTGGCCATAAATATTTACTACCTGAGCAGATACAGACATTGTTGTTGTTATATAGTCTGACGGCATCCCAGTATCTGATGGCATACCATTTTTACTACCTTTTCCTAAAAGGGAAATCAAGCCTTTGCCCCCTTTTCCCATTAGTTTAAATATACCAAGTTTTGATAATGCCAGAGTAATTATTCCGGCTGATAACCAGGAAGTACTGCTTGCCTTCTCTCCTCCCGGTAATAGGGTTCCTGCATCTTTAAATACATCTTTTATGGCATCCAATATTGCTTTTCCTACTTTTTTCCCATCGAACCCTTTCTTAAAGCCTTCCGCAAATGACGCTCCTATGCTTATTCCATCTCCTACCGTTCCTTTTGCATCTACTCCTAAAAGAGCAAGCAGCCCAGCGGTAAGCCCTGTTCCTAAGCCTTCTCCTATTTTGTTCGCTTTATCCCCAAGCCAAGCCTTGCCAGTTGAATTCCACCATTCATTAAATGGCCGCGCAATAATTTGATCCCATGCCACCTTCATCTTTGCTCCGAACGTTTGTGCATCTTTCCATTCCTGAGAGTTTGTCATCCTTCTTATACTGCTCTGAAGGTCCTCTACTTTTGACATCACCCATTTAGATATATCTGCTCCGGCTTTTTTCCATGCATCGCCCCATGACTCAATAAGATCGGTATTGTTATCAATCCAAGTAGCCGCTTTTAAAAGTGTTGGTTTAATTCCTTCCGCTAATCCTTGTCCCCATTTTGTAAGCAATTTGGATTGAATTATGTCTTTAAATGTGCCAATAATCCCGCTCAAACTTTTGCTTTGTTTAATCATTGCTTGATAAAACATGCCACCTTCGCTGGTTGCATCCGCCAATGCTTGCCTAAGCTCGTTTGCTGACACTCCTCCGCCTGACATTCTTTTTTTAACCTGCTCCATAGTTTCGCCGGTTCTCTTCATTATGTCATTTAAAGGGTTCCATCCAGCATTTATCATTTGAAGCAAGTCTTGCCCTTGGAGTTTCCCGTTGCTAGTTGCCTGTCCATACGCCAGCGAAAGTGCTTGAAATTTCTCGTTATTTCCAAGAGAAACATCTCCAAGCTGTTTCATTACATCCATGACATCTTCGGCAGATATACGATAATTTAATAGCGTTTTGCTTGCGCCCATTAAATCTGATGCTTCAAATGGAGTCTGTGCTGCAAATGTTTGTATCTCTGAAATTAGTTTGCTTGCTTTTTCCGCGCTCCCCAGCATTGTCTCAAGGGAGATTTGTGTCTGCTCAAAATCTGCGGCTAATTTTAAGGGCTGAACTATCCCAGCCCATGCCCCTGCCGTTCCAAATATCGCCCCCTGTATGGAAGTCGCAAAGTTCCATATTCCTCGGAGTGGTGCCGTTGCGAGGTCGAGTACCTTCAGGCTAAAGCTGAAAGTTTTACCAGCTACACTGCGAACTTTTGTTGAAACCTTACCGATGATACTTGATGCTTTGTCAATAACATCAAGAACAACTTGATATTTAGTTCTATTCATTTTATTGAGTCGTTCTTGCGTTTTTTGATTTGCTCTGTCAAAAGCATTCATCTTATGGGTTGCTTGGCTCACGCCCGGATCTGTATTGTCCTTAACATCTATTGGAATTTCTATTCTAAATGTTTCAGCTGCCATCTGATCCCTCCTTTTTCAATTTCAATAATAAAAGCACTTGGTTCCCCAAATGCTTTTATTATTGATCTTATTATTCTTTTTCAACACAAAAATCAGCTCTTCTTTCCTATTTTCTTTTTACTGGTATCTACTCTTAATTTTCTCCCGCATCTTGGGCATTCAACAATCCACCCATTTTTCTTTTTAGGTTTTGCTTGGAAACTGTTTGAGCATGGGCAATGCACAGTTACCTTTTTATCTTTTTCCCTCGATATTAGTTTTTTTATTAAATAAATGATGCCTTTGATTATCGCAACTATCATAGTTGCAATAGCTCCCAATGCTTCGCCAACTGATTCTAAAACCTGCCCCGATAAGAAGATTAGAAGAATAATAACTATGATTATTAGCAGAAGGATTGCCATATTAAACACCTCCTTATATTGGAAGTATACTATAAAAAATGACAAATATCAATCAAACCCGTTATTAGTTTTTTTCATTTTCATCTATCTCGGACTCAAGCTGTACTTGCATAGAAGCTAACATAAAAGCTTGCACTCCTGGAGGTTTATCCATAACTTCATCCGGAGATATCCCTATGCGCTGAAAAATTTGATGTAGCAATGTAGCCTTGCCTCCGGCTTTTATTAGTTTTTTGCTGTTTCTTCCATTGTAGCTGTATAGCCGCTTATTTTATCCAGAAGTTCCAATATAGCATCCTTTTCGCCTGCCAATAATGTTTTGTCTATCAGATCAATTCCATTTAGCACATTCAATGCCTTCCATGCATCCTTGTTGTTCCAGATCTTCTCTCTGTCCTCGTCGATAGTTGCCTGGTAAATCAAAGCACTTCTATATCTAACACTGTTAGTATCTTCAGGGAACTTTATTCCAAGTTGTTTATTGCGAACATACTTGGTATTTTTCTCTTTACATGTCTGATACTCTTCCTCCGTTAAAGGACGAATATGAAACGTAAAAAAAACAACGCCATTTCTTGCGATTTCTATAGGATGAATATTATCCTCTTCATTTTTGAAATTTGCAGCCGTCAATAATCCTTTTAAAATATCATTTTCATATGCCCGAAGTTGACCTTTGTTCTCTTCTTCAGACAGCTCTACTTTTTCAATTTTTTTTTCGTTTTCAGTAACCATAAAATCATCCTCCTTCGTAATAGACCGCCCTATATAACATTAGGACGGCCTTTACATTTATATTTAAATCGTTAATAAGCTTTGAAGTTCTGGTGGGTCATTTACGAACAAACTCCATGCTCTCTTGATAATGTCACCCACGGATAAATTCTGCAGATCGATTGTGCCGCTCGGTACGCACTGCCTATACACCATACGCTGCTGGCTGCCGTTGCGACCATTAACCACGCCTTGGAAGTTCCAGGACGGCATGACTCCAGTCCTCATGCCCTCGAAGAGTTCACTGAGGAAGCTTTCGTCCTCAATCACCGTCTCTGTGAAAGTCAGCGTCACTCCATATCCCTGAAAAATTTCATGTTCCTGGGCATTGCCCAGTGGCTGGTATTTGGAATTTGTCACGTTGACCTGGGTTTGAAATGTTTCGACTGTTGCTAACATGGCGCCTTGATCATTATAGAGAGCCCCATCTTTTCCGGTTAGTACCTTTCTTGCATCTATAGGTGCCCTGGTGTTTAACATGCTTTATCCTCCTCCTCTCCTTAAGACTCAGGTGAAAATCTGAATTTGTATGTCAGATATGCCTTTTCAATACTATCAATGTCATCTACTGCTAAGATAAACCATGCACTGTCTCCTGCAGGCGGATTCTGCGGGTCTTCATATATTGTTCCACCTTCCAGCAGCTTCTTTTCTCCAATCATGGCATTAATAATTCCCTGTGCTGCGGCTATAAATGTTGCTCTGCCGTCACTGTCGTTGTTTATCTTTCCTATTAATGGATCTGTGGTTGCTGTAATCCTGTCCATCAGCTCGAACCTGGTCTTGGTTCTGCGGATTTTCTTCCATCCGGCATCCTGATTACCGCTCGGTGTCACCAGGGTGTTAATTGCGCTCTCGATCCACACCTGGTCATTGGCATTGGCCGAAAGGACGAGGCACCCCATTGCCAGAGCCTTTTCGATCTGGGTGTTTGTGAGGGGCTCCGCCAGGCTTACAAAGCCGTTAACTACGGTATGGGTCAGGCTGGTGTTGGATGCTACAGCAGCAATCATGCCGCCAATCCTCGCCGCAAGTTTATATCCATCATATAGGTTTCCACTTGCATCATAAGCACTGTTTAAAACATAGTGCATCTTCTCATCATTGAATGATGCTGCATGCTCCATCCTAGTATCGATATCTACCATTTTTGATTCCGCCACACATGCCATTGACATTGCTCCTGCAAGATATATTCTCTGAATAAACGACTGAACAAGTGCATGAACATCGGTTTCTACGGTATCAACACATAGAACGTTCCATTTCCCTGACTCCAACACATTCAATGCCCCAGAATATTCTGCGGTTGTGACTGTTGGGTTTGTCCCTGCTGTCATCGTTGATTGCGCTATTGTCGCCAATGCTTTGCTTCCATCAGATACTTTTGTTGCTGTGAAGTTTTTGCTATTGGCGAATGCTGCAACAAGAGCTGCAGGCTCTCCAACCCCATCTGCTCCCTTCATGAATTCTACCTTCTCAAACTCTGTGGTTCCAGCATATATTATGCATTCTCTCTTTTCAGAGTTCAGAAGGCTATCTCTAATTGTCACATTGAATGCACGATTACCAACATATTTGGCCGTTATGGTTACTACATTTGCTGCTACATCATCTTTAAGGGTAATTGTCGATGCCGTTCCTCCGCTACCTGCTCT